CTCTTGAATATACTTTCTTAGGGCTAATGAATCGACTGATAAAAACTCATTATCAACAAACTTATTAATAAAAGAAGTATCTGTTTTACCATCAACGGAAATAATCGTTTTTTTGAATCTGGTCGTTAAGTCTGTTGAAACAGTCTCATTAACTTTTTTCATGGCTTTAACCTCTTCATCAATCGCAGCTTCGTCGTGACCATTTGGTAATTTAAACTTTACCTCTCTTTTTGAGTTGGGTAACTTAAAATCAAACTCATTGATGCCTTTAGTATGTTTACTTAGGTCTACCTCTTTATTTGATAATTCTGTTAAATCAACTGATTGTTCTACACCACCATACTCAAAATTATACTCTTTTCCATAAGCTAATATTCTAGTGGCTACCATGATAGCGTTTTTATCACCTGTTAATAAATCATTTACTTTTATTGACTTGTCTACTATTAATGCTTCCAATAGTTTGTCTATTACTACACCTTGACGGATTAAATTTTCTGACGATAAGATATCTTCTTCTTTCGCTGTCATATATTTTATCTCTACCTTACCTGATGATAGGGGGTGTCCATTAACGTAAAAATGACCTTTTGACGGAAGCTCTACTATTTCAGTAGGGAACTTGTACTCAGACATTTATTTTTACTCCTTTGAATAATTTTAAAACCAATTATAATTATAACCTTTTATTCTGAAAAACTATTTTATTTTGATGGCATCATTTTTTCTTTGATTGGTTTAAGAACCGCATCAAATAAGATATCATCATATTTTGTTGGTGTAAGTTTTACAATCTTTTCAATTGCGTAGAATGCTACTAAAACATACTCCCAATTTGCTGCTATCCATTCACTCATTTTATTCTCCTATTAGAATTGTAAGACTGCGTAGTCATATTTAAGTGTTAGGGTAATTTCAGCTGGGTCACTTGATGCATAATCTAAATCACCAAAGTTAGCGTTCTCAATATAGGTTCCTTTTAGTAACCATTCCTCAACAACGTCACCAACTGGCCCTAACAAATTAAAGGTTATATCTTTTTTATAAAAATCTGAATAACCATCACGACCTGTTACAGATTCGTGACCTAAACGAATCCACTCTAAAACTGATTGTGCCCCACTTGGTACAACCGGGTCGTATAATGTGATATCAATAGGTTGCCATGCAGCTTTACCTTTGACATATCTTTTCACATTAATATGGTCTAAAACTATCTCTTCAAACTGAAGTTGTGGTCTGTTCATTGCCCTTATTAGATACGCTGGTATTCCATCAATATACATAATGAACCGATTTTTAGTTTTCGGTTCGAAAGGGGTAAACATTATTTCATTAGGGTCTAATGTAGCCATTCATTGTCTCCAAAAAGTCATTTCTTTGATACTCATTAATAAATATCATGTTAAAATATTTTCGACAAAAACGTCAAACAAAAAACCCCATCGTTAAATGGGGCTTAATGTTTTTCGATTTATGTTACTGAATTACTCAGGAAATGAAGCGCCTGTTGGTTGAACAACAAAGTCTAACACTATAAACTCTGCGGTTCTTGTAGGTTGGATAAATATCTGACCTACCAACTGATTTCTATCAACAACATCTGGTGTGTTATTCGAATCATCCATGACAACTCTGAAAGCACTTAATCCACTATTGGATTGTACTGACTCTAAGAAAGGATTCACAATATTTAGGAATCTGTTTCTTGTTGCCTGTGTATTTTGTTCGAACACCAAGAATCTTGAAGATGATGCGATAAACTTTCTAAGTCTAATCAACAATCTTCTAATATTGATTCTATCTAACGCTGATGGTTTTGATTGAAGTGTCTTCTGTCCGAATACCACCACGTTCTGATTTGGGAATGAAGCGATTGGGTTTATTCTTGCCTCATATAAATCATCTCTTTCAGCGTGTGTCAATTTTCCATTAGCTTGTAATACATCCGTCAAACCACCTCTTGTCAAACCGGCTGGTGCAAACCACTCATGTGCGACACTATCATTGAAACTATAAACACCTGGTAATACAGTTGATGGGGGAACCCATACTGGACTATCTGTGCTTGAATCAACAACTTGTACCCATGGGTAGTAAACAGCTGCGTAATTAGTATCAAGATTTACTATTGTATTTTTGACAGTTTCGATTGTATCACTCCATCCAGCTGCGTCCATTATGTAAAACGCATCTGCCCTTGCTTCCATCTTTGATATAGCATGGTTTGTTACAGTCGAGTGTAATCCGTGAATCACACCAGGTATAGCCAATAGATTTATATCAACCTCATCTGGATTTGAAATGGTGTTAATCGCTCTTTTAAATGCGACAGAACCACTAGCAGTTGTTGATGATAAATCAAATCCTTGCGTATTTGTATTTACTATATCTGTTGCGGTTTTTGAATCTATTGCTGGATTTTTTCCATCAAAACCAAATTGTAGAGGTACTATGAACTTTCTTTGTTGTAAAGCTGAGTTTGTCAACGAAATCTGTTCTGTAGCATCTGCAAATGTTGATACACCTAATTCTGTAGCCTCGTCTGTTCCAAATTGGTCTTCAAGACTCATGGTAACGTTACTACCTGGTGTTGCTGATGATGGAATTGGAGCAAGATATTGTCTTGAGATTTCATTTGCGAAATTAAATCCGTAGAAAATATTTTGGTCATAAATACCGCCAGTTGTTAACTGATTAGATTGAGTTACTGCAGTTGGAACTGTAGTACCACCTGGTGTTGGGTTTTGTAATTTACCATGTCCCATAGGTACTAAAGCTTTATCTAACTTAAATTGACCATCTTTTACGAGGTTTTTAAAGTCTGCGACCCTAATATGTTTACTTACATTTGGAAATGTTCCATATTCTGTCTTTTTACCATTATCATCAATGACTGAATATCTATCACCGATTCTTCTAGCAAAGAAGTTTGGTGATAATGGGTCAAATGTTAACTTATTAAAGGTCTCTAAGATTGTGTCATCATCAATTCCATCTGGATTATGTACTCTAACCTGTATAGCAAATGTACCAAAGTCTGAACCAGCAACATCATCTGCTCTAACAATATCTAAAATAGCTATTTTAAATTTAGAATTTACGTCAGTTCCATGACTTCTTGAGTATACTCTGAATAAATCTTCTCTAGCGCCAGATAAGTTTTGGGATTGAATATAAGGTGTTCTTGCAAATTGGAAGTCCTTATTACCAGTCCATGTTGTATCTGAAGCATCACCACCATCGTCGACAGTATTTGTTCCACTCTTAAAATCTAAACCATTGTCAGTAACCGAAATGGAAGCTGACATAGTTGCGAGTGCGACACCTGTCTCACCTACTACATCAAATGGTCTAGTTTTATAATTCTTGTATACGTATACCTCACCAGCTGCTCCGTTAGCTTTGGTCGATAAAGGACTTGAACTGAATACCTTACTTATATGCGTTGAACTACCTGTATCGAATGATAAAGAATAGGTTCTTTCAGTCACGTTACTACCACTTACAACCAAATCAAATGATGTAGCGGATGATGTTGATGAGACAAGTTTTGACTTTGATAAGTCACCACCACCGCTTGAACCAAGTGATGGTGCTAATACGGCGATTGATTGTGTGAATTCTGAATAACCAGAACCACTACTTTGTATTCTAAGCTCTATAGTATCAGCTAGATATCCGCCGATTCCTAAAACTCTAACGATTGTAACTACACCAGCGCTTTTAAGATATGCCTCAGCAGCGTATGGTGTGTAAAATCTTGGGTCTAAGTTTCCAAAAATTTCTTCAAACTCTTGAAAACTTGTTATTTGTGTTGGTGTGAATGCAGGGCCTTTCTCGGTTGGCCCGATGATAGCTGCACCTATTTCACTTATGCCTTGTGGTAGAAAGGATAAATCCTTTTCTCTTGTAAATACACCTGGCGAGACGATTCTTTCAGCCATCGGTAATCTCCTAATTAGTTGATATTAAAGTAAATGTCTACAATAAATATTAAAAAATATCCTAAAAACACCTTTTAGGACACTTTTTTTTATTTTGTAGGGGTAAAAACACCAGTCTCAGGATCTAATTGACCTGCACCATACTTTTCGTTAAGTACATCAACCATTTGTTTTTCTCTACCTTGTATTTCTATATACTGCTGTTCTATCTCTGATTGACGGTTTTGTAATTCTGCTAATTGTTGGTTAAGTAACAATCTTTGTACGTGAATTTGACCTAACTCCACCTGTTTTTGTGAGTAGTCGTTCTGTAATGATTCTAGTTGTTTTAACTCTTCGTCATTAAATTTTATTTTTTCTGCCATAATTAATCTTGTTTTATAAAAACACCTTTTTGTAAATCAACCGAACCGACACCATACTTTTCATTTATTTTACGTGAAATTTCGGCTTCTTTTTGATTTTTCTTAGAAAGTTCTTGTTTTAAAACTTCTTCCTCTGATTCAATTTGGATTTTTCTTATCGATAGATTACCAAAGGCACTCTGTAGTTGTTGACTAAGTTGAACCACTTCAGATAGTTGTTCTTTTTCACTTTCAGACAAAGGTGTTTCTTTTATATTTACGTCTTCTGACATATTATTCTCCTATAACTGTTTCTGTTTACTAATATATAAGTATATACTTGTTAGACTAAAATAACTTTATATTTTCTTTCGGTTGAATCAGCCGCTTCTAATTCATTCATTTTAGCGGTAGCCGCTGCTTGAGTACTGTACTCCCAAACCTGCTCTGCGCTACCACTCAACTTTGCAACGTATACATCTCTTGATGCCCAATATGGGTCTGCACTTGAACTTGGTGCTGGATGAAGTTGTTTTACTATACGATACATAATTTTTTCCTATTTTATATAAATATATTAAATATACATTTCTTTTAAATGATTTACCCTTAATTGTGGTAAAATTGTTGGTTTTATACCACATTTTTCCCAAACATCAAGACAGAATGAGACATCCTCACTACAATTCTCACTATGGTCACCGATGGTTACCATTCTTTGTCTGAAATAAGGATATTCTAACTCTCTTATGATGTTTGATGCGACCTTTGTGAATCCAAAACCACAATAACTTGCTTCAAATGGTTCTTCCCTTTGTCTAATCTCATCTTGATGATAAAACTTCATATGTAAATTAGATTCAAAGTAGTCCTCATCCCAATCTGCTACCATCGCAAGTCCACTCATTTCTTTTATGTACCAACCACTACAAAAATCATCACCACTCTCTAATAGTGTACAGAGTTGTTGATAGTTAAATTGTTGGTCTGCGTCTATCCACACCAAATTATCGAAATTGTCAATTAATTTTGTTGGGTTCGCATAACCACCACCATTCGTACATAACCAATTTCTAGCATCCACATGCGTCCTACCAACAACGGTAAATATCTCTCCATCTAAACTACGACACCAATCTTGAAGATGTAAGAATTGTGGTAACAATCTACCACTTATGGTATTGTATATGGGAATGAGAAAAGCGTATTTCATAAAACCTCTTTTAAATAAATATTACTTATTTTTCCAAAGCTTCTACTTTTGTTGTTAGTACCTCGTTTTGTGCTGATAGTTCTTGTATAGCCGCTACCATTAAAGGTACAAGTTTTGAAGCATCCAGTTTTTGTGGGTCTATTTCGGTTGTTGAGTATTCTTTTACATCATATACTTGTTTACCTTCAGGTATATCATCACCAGGTTGATATTGTATTGGTTTCATCTGGTCTTTTGTACCTGATACTGCTTCTGGTACTACATCTTGTACTTCGTGTGCAAAAAACCCATCTAAGGTGGTATCAGAGTCTGCTTTAAAATTAAATCTATAAGGTTTTAAGTTATTTAACCTTGTTAATGCGTTAGATAAAGTAACTTCGTTTTCTTTTAAACGATAATCAGAAGCACTATTAAATGAAGCTCCACTACCATTTGTTCTTATATCACCTACTTCACCGTTTTGATTAAAAAGTCGTACAACGTCAATTTCTGATGTGTAGTTTACAGAACCAAGATTTAAAACTGTTCTACCTACTGAGTTAGGAGCAAAAGTAGCACCACCAACATTTGTAGTAGTTACTGACCTAGTACCAAAGAGAGCGTTACCATCTTCTAAAGTAAATCCATACTGATGTGCTACGTGTTTTGGTGCATTGGGTACATCTGAATACACTTCGAAGTTTTTAGCATATAAAGTCTGACCATTACCAGTAACTTGTCCACCACTACCATCAGCAGACCTATGCCATAATTCTATTTGGTCACCCGCTACTACACCATCCAACGCTACGTCAAATTCTGTGTACTCATGAGTAGATGATGATACACCTTCAGCTACTCCCGCTGCAAAAGACCCTTGTGCATTATCTCCATTAGGGTGTGTCATTAAAGTTGGATATTGTGTATCGGTTGTAGAACCATTATTTTTTGAGAATCTCCACGACCAGTAATAAGTACCACTTTGATTTTTGCCTTCCCATTTTACTCTAATTCTACCACTTCTATTAGCTATAAAGGTTTTCATCCTTTTGTAGTTAGCGTTGCTATCTGTTACTGTGTGTTCCTCTGGACTATTTACTATAAGATGTGTTGCATCTGGACTTGATTCGTAATATTTTTGTTGATTTGTAAAAGTTGAAACCGCACTACCACTTGTTGTTGTTAAGACACCTGCAGAGTCAATACGCATTCTTTCAGTAGAGTCAACACCACTACCATCATTTGTCATAAATAATAAATGACCAGGTACGTCATTTGCAGCAGGTGAAGCACCAACTAATGTTCTTATCTCTGCTGAAATAACTCTAAAGTCTACACCATCTGCAGAACTAAACAACAATCTACCTGTAATATCATCCGTTTGTAGAATCGTTACTGCTCCAGCACTTGTACCTCTTGATTTTCCTATTGATACTATACCACCACTTATACCATTTTGATGTTCAATAACTGAGATTACACCTTTATAATCATCACCTTCAACACTAAACTTTGGAGCGTAATATCCTCCTACAGCGGCTGGACTTGTGTTCCCTACAGCAACTCGTTGTGAACTGTCTATAGTCATAGCAAGAGTTGAAGAATCACCATCAGCTGAACCATTATAAAACTCTAAAGCCCCACTACTACCACGAACCTCTAAATCGTTTCCAGCGAGTCTAAATATACCTTTATAATCACCACCATCGTTTAATTGTATAGCTGGTGATGTAGCATTATAGACTTCAAGCATTTCTACTGGATTATTTGTGCCGATACCAAGCTTGCCACCATTGTTAATGTAATTATTTTCATTAGCGTGACTTGATAATCTTAATTTTAAAGAACCACCATCATAAATATCGAATTTACCCGCATCATTGCTCTCTTGAATAAATCTAAGTAGTTCACTACCTGCCGAACTCAAGACTGAAAAACCAGCGTTATTACCAGTTGACTTAACAGTAAATGAATGATTTGTATCACCAAAACCAAAACCAGAACCAGAACCAGCTATCATTTTATCAGCGATGTGTACGTTACCATCATTTACACCAAATGAACCAGATATGTTTAGAGAACCAGTCATATTATGAACGTCATCACTACTATTACCGAAGATTGTGGAACCACTTGTAAATAAGATAGAGGCTGACTCGAACTCTGTATGAACCTCTTGAGCTGTTAGTGTTCCTCCTACGGCAAAATCTCCTGTGACTGTCCCACCAGCGAATGTCGGAGAATCACTTGTCCCTACTCTTTGGTTTCCGAAAGAACCACTAATATCTGCAGCTATCTGAGCTGAGCTTGTTACAACGTTAGCTACTTTTGCTCCTAAATGTTCCTTTGAGAATGAACCACTAATATCATCGGCTAGTTGTGCGGAACCACTAACCATCCCATCAAATATGGCAGCCTTTACCGTCTGTGCACTAAAGTCTGTATTTATCTTACTACCACTAATATTAGCGGAATCACTAATGTGTGTGTTGGTTATGAAACCACTCTCTATAAATTGTGATTGACCAGCTAGAACACCATGAAACTCAACTCCATCAGCTGGTGCTTCTGAAAAATTAAGAGTAGAACCAGTAATCGAATAGGCAGAAGATGGTATCTGAACAACACCATCAAGCACAATCGTCACATTTGACGCATCAGGTAATATATCGGTTCCACCAACCTGTAGGGTAAATGAAACATCACTTCCATCAAAGCCTGAGCTGATATCGTCAATTATTTCAAATTGACCTGCATTTGTTACTGGTCTTCCTAAATATGGCATCTATTCTCTCTTTTCATTATAAATATTACTCGTTCATACACTTACAAGTTTTTTTAATATCTTCAATCTCGGAGGATAACTCTTGGACTGCTTTTACTAATATCGGTATTAAGGCTGTTTCTCCAACTTCTTGTTGACCATTACTTCCTTCTAATTCATACCACATATCAAAACCATCTTTGATTTCTGGATGATTGTCTATCGCTTCCTTAACCTCTTGAGCAATAAAACCATGATTATGTTTAGAATTTCTATATTGTTCCTCCGAACCCTCTTGATATGCCTTTGACCAATTCGGTATTTCACCTTTATTTTTCCAGTTGTAAGTGACTGGTCTTAAATCCTCTATAAAGCTTAAACCAGCGGTTGAGGTCTCTATATTCTTTTTAAATCTTTTATCTGATACAGTTGCCCAAGTTGTACTACCATGAGAATTTCTTATATCGTCAGTTCCATTTCCTACAGTGAAATAATCTTGTACCGCTGTAATACTCTTACCAAGACCTATGGCTCTATTTGTACCTGTACCTTCAGAATCCGCATTAGCACCAATAATCGTGTTATCAATTCCACTTGTCAATGTATCACCAGTCTCACTTCCTAAACAAGTATTATTACCATCACCAGAAGAGTTTACATTGATACCAGCTTGTTTTCCGATTAGTGTGTTATGTGAGCCGGCGGAATGTAAACCTTTACCAGCTTGATAACCAAATAAAGTGTTGTGGTCACCTGAGGATACACTCGTACCACATTGGTATCCTACAAATGTATTGGTATCTCCACTTTGTAATGATGCTCCAGCTTCAGCACCGATTATCACAAGACCATCTCTTGAGTTAGAAGCAGCGGCAACTCCGTGTCCTATAAATACATTATTTGAACCAGCTCCACCACCATTTCCACATTCCCTACCAATGGCAACGTTGTTTGCACCTGTCATAGCTCCACCAGCACTGGTTCCTATGAAAGTATTATTTTCTGAAGTTGTGACAGAGTAACCAGCCCTATATCCGACTGCAGTATTTGAACCGTGTCCATCGGTGCCTGGGTCAAGACTATACAGAGCTTCATAACCAACTCCGGTATTCAAATCACCGACATCCATCGCACCCGCCATCACCTGATAACCAATCGCCGTATTTTTTTGACCACTTGTACATTGTTTTAAAGCTTCAAATCCAAATGCAACAGAACCATTAGCATCCGTTGAGTTAATAGAAGTTCCAGCTTCGTAACCCATTAAAGTATTATTATCACCAACGGTTATTTCATCTCCAGCGTAAGCACCAACTATTGTGTTGAAATCACCTTGTGATTGTAGATTACCACCAGCTCTGTGTCCGATAGCAACGTTCTCAGTACCAGTAAAAGTGGTATCGGTATTTCCTCCAAGAGAAATAGTACCTACAGCCACATTTCTTTTTCCACTTGTTATGTGGTCTCCAGCTCGTGCTCCGATTGCGATGTTCTGGTCACCAGTTACTGCGGATGAACCCATCGCAGTTTGTCCAATCCCTATATTTTCATTTCCAGTTGTTATATTTGCACCGGCGTCTCTACCAATAAAGACTGAACTTGACGCTGATGTTGCATCATATCCAGCTTGATATCCAACTACAGTATTATCTGTACCAACTAATGTAGCTCCGCCCATAGCTTGATTTCCTATCAAAGTGCTTCTTTTTGTAGTTGTAGCTAAAGTTCCAGCGAGATATCCAACTGCTGTGTTTTCACCCTCGTTAGCCTCATTGAGAGTTTTTAAGGCTTGATATCCTATTGCTGTACTAAAATCATTTTCTGCTGATGTTTTTAGTGATTCAAAACCTACCGCTGTATTTTTTTGGCCACTTGTGAGGGCTCCACCAGCTTCTTCACCTATAACAACATTATAATTACCACCACTTGCAATAGCATCTCCAGCACTCTTACCAAAGATAGTGTTTGAAGTTCCTGCGTCGTTGTTACTTAAACTTACTCCACTTGCTTGTATTGTTCCAAATGAACCAGTTGAAGTTGATGACCCACTTATCGTGTTACCTTTAAACTCATGTACATCATCACTACTGTTACCGAACTGCGTTGAACCACTCGTGAATAGGATAGAAGCACTTTCAAACTCTGTGTGAATCTCTTGAGCTGTTAGTGTTCCTGTAACTGTAGCTGTATTTACGGTAATAGCTGTAAATGTTGGTGAGTCACCAGTTTGAAGTCCGCTGTCAACATCAGTATTTACACCATTAGTTGCTAGTCTGATTGTACCTTGTGATGGACTACTCAAAACCGAACTTGAAACAAGAGTTTTTGATGTACTACCCGCCTCAACATCGGACACCCTTGTACTAAAGGATGAGCTATCAGCGGTAAATGAACCGCTTATCGTACTTGCTATTTGTGCGGATGAGCTTAACGCACCACTAAACGTGCCGGTAAATGTCTTACCAACAATCTCTGTACTTGAACTTACAAAACTAGCCGTAACCGAATTGAATTGAACATCATCAACAATCTTTTCGTTTGTTACAGAATCGTTTACAAGTTGTGAGGTACTTACCGATTGATTTGTTTTTGGGTCACTACCAATATATCCCATATTATTACTCGCTTATTGTGTCAATGAAACTTACCAATGCGTCAATTGAGCCTGTTTTACTTGCTTGTGCTTTTAAAACATCTCCATTTAACATGACAACCTTACTACCACCATCGATTAATTCTAATGAACCTCCTGCTGGTATTGGTGCGTTTTTAATTAGGTGAAAATCTTTTGCACTTCTGGTTATTTTTGCGTCAACAGACACACTACCAGAATGTAAATTAGCAAACCTTATGCCTATCACCGCATCATCACTATTACTTGTCATGAGGTTTGTAAAACTACCAC